ATCGGGAAAACTGCGGAAAGGCCGAACTCGGAACTCGTGGCTCCGGTTGTTGAAGGTCGTGAAGCCGTACTCGAAACCGACAGCCCAGGCCCAGCCATCACGCTCAGTGCGCGACCAGTAGTAGCTGGCCAGCCCCGACTTCTCGAAGTGCTCACGGGCGTTGATCCAAGCCAGCATCAGGTCCTCTTGGTCGGGCGCGCGCCAATCTCCCTGGCCGTTCAACTCGGTCGGAATGCAGGTCTGAACGCCCTTGAATGCCACGTCTTTGATGTCGTGCTCGACACCCCCAGGGATGACAACGTGATGGACGGCTCCATCGATCAGGCGGGCGCCGATGTAGATGCCGCCTTGCTCGGGCCATGCCTGGCCGATTGCGGGAATGGACTTGCTCATATGGATGCTCCTGCTGGGTGGTTGAGGGTGAAGAAAGGGGTGAAGGGATCAATAAATGAATCTGCGGAAAGGCCGAACTCGGAACTCGTTGAGCCGGTAGTGGAAGTCCGTGAAGCCGAACTCGAAAACGACAGCCCAGGCGTAGTCATCGCTGTGCGGCGTGCTGCTCCAGTACCAGGACTCTTTGCCGAACAGGTGGGGCACGTTGGCGGATGCCAGCTGCAGCTCGCGGCGGGCCGGCAGGTAGAAGTCGCTGTGTTCGTCGCTCTCGAAGCCGACCGCCAGCTTTGCGGCGGGGCATTCGTTGCGCAGGCGGGCGGTGTTGGCCAGGCCATCCCAGTCGGACAGCTCACGCTCGCCGGTCGGCCCCCACGCGGCGCGGCCAACGTCCTCGCCTGGCGCGACGATCAGGCCGTAGACCGATCCATCGGAGCCCCGGAAGTCGCCCGCGTAGTGGCCGCCCTGGCCTTCCCAGTAGTCGCCGATGGCGGGGCGACCATGGTCGGCGCTGGGCACTGCTGTCGGCACAGCCGGCTCAACGCGGCCCAGGCCCTTCATGAGCGCCTCCATACTGGCCATGGCTTCGGGCGAAGGGACGAAGATGATGGGCGCCGTGTTGGTGCCGATGTGGACGTTCATAGCGAAGCTCCATGAAAAAGGCCACACGATGGCGGCCTGGGTTGAAACGATGGTGGCGGGGTCAGTGGCCGCAGGGCAGGCCTTCGCCGGGTTTTGGCGGGGATTCGGACTGGAGCGCCGCAGCTGGCGCAGCGGGCCGGGGTCTGCTGCTCCCACCAGATGGACCGCGCACGGCGGCTGGCGCTGATAGCTGCTTGGCGGTCGCGCTCCGCGCGCTGTGCGGCAATGTCGTGCGTCTTGCTTGTCATGTGGTGATCTGCTGCTTGACTGCGGCAATGGCGTTGTCGATGGCAGTTCGCGTCGATTGGCCGCGAGATATTTGGTGATCGCTGCGGCCAGGGAGCGAAACGTAGAAATCGCCTTGCTCGATGTCCTTGAGGACGATGGCCTGCTGTGCAATCACCCAGTCCAAGCGGGTCCGCTCCTGCTGGAGTTCGCTGGCGCTGGTCTTGACTGATGTGGACGGAGTGACGCGCGCTTTGCCCTGGGCCTTAGCCGTCTGCAACTGCTCGCCCAGCACCTCGCCGGCCTTTTCACCGTGCTTGCGCGCGGCCTTGGCTGCCAAGGTCGCGGAGACCTCGCCTGCGCTGACCATCTGCCGCACATCGCTGCCTGCATCGCCAAGGGCCAGCAGCTGCAGCACATGCTCAGCTGTCTTGCCGACCTTCTTGCCGATCTGCGCGGGCGTCCAGCCGAAGGCGCGCAGGCGCTTGTAGCCCTCTGAGATCTCCAGCGGCGTCAGCGGCTTGTTGGCTGCGCTGGTGATGATCCGCGCCACCCTATCAGCGTCATTGCCCTCGAAGAGCACAACGTGGATCCAGGCCACGCCAGTCTTGGGGTCGCGCAACGGGGCGCCTCGGTCCAGGGCGCGGCCGATAGCTGCATGCCTGCGGTGGCCGTCCACGATCCACATGCCGCCCTCGTCGCGCGGCCGGACTTCCAAGGGCGGGAACTTGCCGGCGCCGATGATGTGCAACGTCAGGGCCTCTATGCTTTCTTCGAGGTCCTGGTCCTGCTGGCGCAGGTTGAAGCCTGGTTCAACGTGCAGGCTCTCATACCGAACCTGCACGCCGTCGGCGCGTTTGACCTCGCCGGTGCCGCGCATCTTTCGAATGGAGTTGGTCATGATCTGTTGATGTAGAGGTGTTGCTGGACTGCCAGCGGGATGACGGAGCACACGTCGCTCAGGACGGCGCGCGCATGGGCGGCGTCGCGGCCGTAGCCGGAAGGGGCGCTGAATTCGAGTGCGTCGCGCAGCTTGGCGGGGCCCATGCGTGCGAGGGAGCCGATGGGATCGGCCTCTGGGAGCGCGGTTGACCAGGTCTTGGCCATCGAGTGCACGATGAGCATGGGCACGCCGCCCACGCGGGAGGTGCCGGGTTCAACGACCAGATAGATATCGCCGATGTCTGCGATCTCGGTGATGCGCAGGGACAGCAGGGGAGGGGTGTCGGTGGCTTTCATGTGGCAATTGCCGCTGCAGCGGCGAGGGTGGCCGCGCAGATGGCGGACCAGGCAAAGAGGTGGAAGAGGGTGCGCATGGCTCACCTCTCTCGGACACAGGCCACGGTTGTGACATCCAGCCATTCCGCGTGCATGCCGGGGCAGAGCCAGGCTCCAGCTGCTGCGCGCTTGAGATCGGTGGCGCTGGCGCTGGACTCCTGGGCCGCGTCTGCCGCACTGCAGGCGCTGCACGACAGCACTATCAGGGCCAGCAGGGCAGCGACAAGCCAGCGGCCCGGGATGCACTCCTGCTCGGCAAGCGGCCCCGGGGATTCGCGCAGGTAGCGCGCATCTGGGTCATCGCAGAAGGGCTCAGAAGGAGTAACGCGAATCATCGACAGCTCCTTTCGTTACCTCGGCCAGTTCCAGTGCCAGCCATCCGCCGCGCTCGGCCAGCGCCTTGCATTGCATGGCCGCCGTCATGACTTCGTAGGGCTTGGAGCGCACCGGCTTTTTCTTCGCCTTTGCGAGCCAGGCGCCTGGCCGAAATCCGCAATCGGTTTCCCGCGCTTTTCCGCGTCGCGCGCCTTCTTGATGTGCTCCTGCTGGGCCTTTTTCCAGGCTGCCAGGCGGGATGCCCATGACGCGCCATCCTTTGTGGAACGCATCGGGCTGGGCGCGGGCTTCTTCTTGACTTCGGGAGGGGGGGGCGACGCTCACGGGCCGGCCCGTGGATATTCACGTAGCTCAGCATGCGGATCTCCTGGGGATGTGGCCCGTGGGGCCGGAAACGAAAACGCCCGCGAGGTGCGGGCGAGACGTGGACAAAGGCCGGTGCCGCATGGCGGCGCGCAAGGGAGAGATGGCGTGGTGGTGAAGGCCCTGGCCCGGCGGAAAAAAAGCGGGGGCGATGGTGCAAGCGGGAGCGACATATCGCCTCGGCCGGGTCGCCTTGCACAGCTGACCGGCTCCATGACTTCATCCCGTGCTTGAAATCACGGTTAGCCCCCTTCGGGGTGTGTTGGTTGATGGCTGCCGTGTACGCCCCGGCTTGTCCTTCTATATGGAGGGCAGACTTTCACTGGTTGCAGGTGGGCAAGTACCTGTCACGATTTGCCATCAAGAAAAAGAGCGGATCACCCGGTTTGCGGTATTTCGGTGGAGGCATCTCGGATTGCCTTGCTCCACGCCCGGTTGCAGTTTTTCAGTGCCGCGCTCTTTCTTGATGGTCCTGGCCTTGTATGTCGCCAGGGCGGACAACCCAAAATCAACTCTTTGCGTTGTGGTGCAGGTGCGGTTACATGGCAGCCTCCATGAGTTGTCCCCGAGCGTTCTGGCGGCTCAGGTTTCGCCGTGGCTGAAAAAGAGTCGCATGGTGTGCACGAAACCTTGCATTCCGGCCATCGGAGGTGGTGCACGCGACTTCAAACCAAGGGGCTCTGCTGGCGCTGAACCCCTTGGTTTGCCCAGATACGCTCTGGGCCGCGCCGGTTTCCCGGTCATGCTGTGGCTTCACTGATTGCGTTGAGGGGTCGCCACTCCCAAGTACCCAGTGCGCTCGCGGCGCTTTCTTTGCCCTGGTAACTCGCCTGTCGGCAACGTTCCGCGAGACTGCGCGGCCAGGTGGTGGCCGGGTCTGCCGGCTCAGGTGTGTCGCATGTGTTCTCCTTCGCGGCGTGCCGCATGTAGGTTTGTTGCCCTGTCTTGCTCGTCTTGGCGCCAGGGGAGGCCTCATCTCTTTTTGCCCGTCTACCGCGCTTTGGCGGACTGTGGCCTGGCAGGACTGCCAGAGCAGAGCAGCGGCCATGCCCGCTGGTACTTGTGCCGGACGAATGCCCCACAGGTGGAGCAAGCAACATCGGCGGCAGGTTGTTAGAGATCCGGTAGAGCGCGGTCCGATCACCTCACCCGGCGCAACCTGTTTGTGCTGCGTTGGGGTGAACTTTAGCAGATGCTATGAATTGCGCAAGAAATAAATTGAGCAAGTGCTATAGATGGCGGAAAATCGGCACATGACCACGCAACACACAGACGAAAAAAAGCCCGCTGATGCGGGCGATGTCGAGGCGCTCAAGCGGGCCGTCCAGGATCTTCGCGAGTCTCCGAGGTTCCAGTTGCGGCTGGCGCTAGGGAAGCTCAACCACCTTCTGCGGACGTGGATGGGGATCTGGCGCCCAATCGCGATACGGAGCGGGATATCGTTCGGCACGGGATTTTTGCTGCGCTGACCTGGCTATCCGAGGCGGATACAGGCCTGTTCCCCGATGACCAGGAGGACTATTGGCTCCGGAGGGTGCGCACTCTTCATTTTGACAGCGTGTGCACCCAGTACGACACTTCTGACTGGGCGCTCTCCAGGGCGCGAGTCAATTCAGCGGGTGCATCGCTGGGCTTGGCCGACAAAGCGGCCGCTACACCCAAGCCTGCCGATTGACAGAAGCTTCGGCCATGGTCGCTCTCAAACACATGGACCGCTAGGCCATTCAGCTTCGACTTAAGGTTGGTGTAGTCGTAGCGAACTTGCTCCTTGTCGCCTGGGGAGAACTTTTGGCGGCCGCTGCAGAGCACCAGAAGCGAGTTGATGTCGTCCTTCACGCTGGCGAGGCGTTCCTCGATGTACTGCTTGTCGTAAGGGGTCATTGGGTAAATCCGAAGTGAGATCAGCCCTGGTGTAGGGTCCACCATGCCTTCACGCGGCCAGCTACGTTGATGCTGTCAGCCGCTGTGCGGAGGTCGATGCGCTCCTCGTCTGGGAATTCTTCAGCGTTGTCGCTGCGGAGCACCAGGACCCCCGTGGAGTGAATAAGGGCGCGCTTGAGTAGCAGGCGGTCGCACACGTCCAGCACATAGATGCCGGGTACGTCGATGGACTTCTGCCCCATGTCCACGAAAACTAGGTCGTGGTCATTGATGGTGGGTAGCATGCTCTGCCCGCACCCCGTGAGGATCTTGATGCGGTCGTAGTTCGTACTGCCGACCTTCTGGCGCACCCAGCTTTCCAGCACATCGAGGTGCCGAATGATCTGGACGGGCTCGCTCAGGCCCCGCCCTGGTCCCATGGATGGGGTTGGAGATAGGTGCTGTAGGCGCACATAGCCTGGAGGGATGTCGTCTTGGTCGCGCGCGGGCATGCTGACCGGTGCTGGGGCGTTCTCCGGTTCGGCAGTGAACCAGCCGGCATAGCCGGGAAGCGCTTCAAGCTTTTCCACGAAATCCTCCTTGATCGGCCGATGGCGACTCTTCATCTGGCCGATGAAGGATCCGTTGGTGTATCCGAGCAGGCGCGCCAGCGCGGTGTCGCTTCCGGCTTTTTTGGACGCAGCTAAAAGCCGCTGGATCCTGAATTCCTGCGTGTCGTTCGTCATATCTCGAAGATAGCAATTGCGAAAATAGCGCGCGCTAACGATTTGTTTGCCTGTGCTTTAGCGTGTGCTATAGAATGGGGCATGCCTATACCAACCCTCACGCCAGAAGACGCCCGCGAGCTTGCGGAGCGGTCAGAGACAACGCCTGCGTACCTCTACCAAGTCCTCACTGGACGGAGGAAGGCAAACCCAGCGCTCGCGCGGCGGATCAATGCGGCGGATCCCCGGATTCTTCTGTCAGATCTGCGCCCCACTGATTGGCAGGTCATCTGGCCTGAGCTGGCGCAGCCCACCCCCACAGGCGAGGAGGTGCGCCATGGCTGACTTCTGGCCCGTTGTTTTCTCGCTGGCGCAGCTGACCACCGCATACGCGCTGTTGCAGCTGTCGCGGCGACTGGATCGCCTGCTGGCGCAAAAGTTGCCTCCGGCCACGGCCAAGCCCAGCGTTTGGAGCCGCGTCAAGGCTCGCTTCTTCAAGAAACCCACCCCCCAGACCCAGGAGGTCACCCATGGCTGAGCAGCGATACCGCTTCGGCGGCCCCATTCCTGAGTCTGTGCAGACGCTGCGCGCCCGGCGTCGGTATCGCGGGTCCGAATCGTTCGCGACGCTGAAGAAGAACCGTCGGCAGGACTTCTGGGCTAACCCGCCTGCCGGCTGGGAGCAGGTGCACGGCAACTGGGGCGAAGTCATCGGCATCAGGCCGGCGGCGCCAGTTGAGATGGCGACCACGGAGACGGAGGAATGCGCGAGTTGTCTCGAAGTCCATATGTTGGACCGTGAGTTGCCCACGCGCATTTGCACAGCCGAGACGTGCGCCGGCTGCGTCTTCCTTACTTCTTCAGCAGCCGCTGATGCTGATCCAGAAGGTACATCGCCCGCTCCACGGCTTGGCGAGTTATCTCCGGAAGGCTCGCATCCGACCGAGGGACAAGAACCGTGAAATCGACGGTCTCCAGGCCATCCACGCCTGAGAGCAGCCCCTCTGCTGTGACTTGCCAGCTGTCGCCGGTTGTGTTGTGCACCGTGATACGCGGATTTTTCAGTTCCATGTTCGCCCTCCTTGGCGCTGGTTGTGTAGGAACTCCCAGCATAGCCCAGGGTGTGGCGGGCACCTCTCTCACTCGTTGTTTTGGTTTTCATGCAGCGAGTTTCGTTTCCAGCGGTAACGGCCGCAACGTCCTTTTTTCTGGAGCCCGGACATGAACTCCCTTGATGCCCTGCGACGCATGGTCGCGAACTACCCCGGTGGCCGTCCGGCCCTGGCCGCCCGTCTGGGCAAATCCGATGAAGTGCTGCGCAAGGAGCTGAGTGGCTCGTCTGCGCATCACAAGATCGGCCTGGCTGACTCCGAGCAGATTGCCGACATGTGTCGCGAGGCTGGCTGCGCCGAGGCACACGCCCTGGGCACGGTGTTCTCGTTCAAGGCCGGCATGCTGGCGCTGCCCGCCGCCACTGTTGACGGCCCGCGCTGCCTGTCCAAGGCCACGGCTGTCGCTGTTCACGAATGCGCCGACGTGCTGCTAGCTGTCACCAAGTCCAAGGCGGACGGCAACATCAGCGACAACGACCGTGACGACGTGCTGCGCGAGATTGGCGAGGCCGTGGCCGCGCTGCAGGCTGTCGCCCTGGCCCTGAAGGCTGAGCACGCGGCGGACAACGCAAGGAGCCAGGCATGAGCAAGCGACTCCCCTGGCTCCGCCTGTACACGCGGATGGTCGATGACGACAAGCTCAAGCTGTTGGCATTTGAAGATCGCTGGCACTTCGTTGCGCTGCTGTGCCTGAAGGGCGAGGGCTTGCTGGACAAGGCCGACACCCCGAGTCTGCTGATGCGCAAGGTCGCTGTGAAGCTGGGCCTGGACGTGCGCAGCCTGGAAGAGGTGGCCCGCCGCCTGGCCGAAGTGGGCTTGATCGAGCAGGAGACGCTGCAGCCCGTGAAGTGGGCTGTGCTGCAGATGCAGAGCGACGTGGACACCACGGCAGCCGTGCGCAAGCAACGCCAACGCGAACGCCAAAAGGCCGCGAAAGCCGCTCCAGGCAACGATGTCACGCAGGGTCACGAAGACGGCACGGATGCGTCACGCGTGACAGGTACGAATGTCACGCGTACAGATACAGATACAGATACAGATACAGATAAAGAAGAAGAGACAGTTAAAGAACAAGTACCTGTTGGTCCGCGTCACGCCGAAACTTCGCCTCCGGCTCAGCCTGCCAAGCCCGAACCCGATGCAAAGCCATCGACCACGGGGACTCGACTGCCGAGCGACTGGATGCTGCCGAAGAGCTGGGGCACATGGGCCATCGAAGAGCGCCCCGAGATGACGGCAGAGGAGGTGCGTCGCCAGGCGGCCATGTTCGCCGACCACTTCCACGCAGCTGCGGGCAAGGACGGCCGCAAGGTCGATTGGAAGGCGACGTGGCGCAACTGGATCCGCCGCGCCAACCTGCCGCGCGCCGGTCGGCCTGCCGCTGGCGCTGGTGTCCCGCTGAACAAGCAGGAGGCCCTGGAGCAGCGCAACCGCAATGTGGGCGCGGCCTGGGCGGCGCAGGGACAGGGAGGCAGCCATGCAGCAGCATGAACAAGGCCAGTTCGCCGACCTCCTGACCGACGTGATGGCGTACTACGGCAAAGACGTCTCCAAGTTCCTGCTGGACGTGTGGTGGGACGCTTGCAAGTCGTTCGACATGCAGCAGGTTTCCAAGGCGCTGCAGCGACACGCATGCGACCCGGAGCGCGGCCAGTTTGCGCCGAAGGTGGCTGACGTTGCTCGCGTCCTGTCGGGCACATCCACAGATCGCGCGGCTATCGCCTGGGGCAAGGTACACGAGGCGATGAGCGCTGTCGGCGCCTACACCGATGTCGTGTTCGATGACCCGGCGATCCATGCCGTGATCGAGGACCTGGGCGGCTGGCCCAAGGTCTGCCGGATGGACATGAAAGAGCTGTCCTACCTGCAGCACCGCTTTCAGGAATCGCACCGCGCGTACACCGAGCGCGGCCAGTACGAGTACCCGCGCCGCCTGATGGGCGACCGCTCGCCAGACCACGAATACACCCGCAACGGCCTGCCGCTGCCGCGACCTGCGCTGGTCGGCAATCGTGACCGCGCCGTGGCCGTGCTCAAGAACGGCAGCGCAGCGGGCAAGACCAACATCACGCTGCTGGCGCATCACGCCATGCACCTGCTGGCGAACTCCAGCGCGAGCCAGGAAGCGAGGCTCGCATGAGGACGCTTGAAGACATCAAGGGCCGCTGCTTCATCGATGCTGATGGCCATTGGATGTGGCGCGGCGCGACCCGTGGCGAAGGCGGCGTGCCGTTCATCTACGCGCCGAACCTCGCACGTGGCGGAAAGATGTCCACGCAGTGTGGCTACCGGGCCGTCTACCACGTCACCAAGGGAGTGCCCGTGCCGCCGGGTCATCGCGTGTTCAACACCTGCGGCAACCTGCGTGCCTGAACCCCGATCACATCCGCTGCGCAACCGATGCAGCGTATGGCCGCTACATCCGCAGCAAGGGTGTGGCAAAGGGCCAAGTGCGCCGCATCCTGGCAAACCGAGCAATTGCGCTCGGTCGCACCAAGGTGACGCCCGAGATCGTCAGCCAGATCCTGGCCAGCCCCGACAGCTGCGCGAAGACAGGAGCCGCGTTCGGCGTGAGCGGCTTCTTGGTCTGGCGCATCCGCAACGGCAAGCACCCCGTCAAGCCCGCTGGCGCTGGCGGCATATCCACCATGGTTTCAGCACTCACAAAGGGGAAGTGATGCGACTGATCGCACTCTGTGGCGCCGCTGGCGCTGGGAAAGACACGGTGGCGGGCATGCTTCCCGCCTGGAGGCTGGCATTCGCCGATGCGCTGTATGCCGAGGTGGCTGAGGCCTGGGATGTCAGCGAAGACGATCTCAAGCGCAGGGACACCAAGGAGCGGCCCTCGTACCTGATGTCCATCGACTTCTGCAAGGATCCTGGATTCTGGGAATTCAAGGCGGGCCAGGACATGCACGCGGCGCGCAGCCCCCGGCAGATCTTGCAATGGTGGGGCGACTACCGACGCTCGCAGGAGCGCGACTACTTCGTCAAGAAGGTGCGCGACGTGCTGGAGGGCGAGGGGGCGGGCCTGTTCTGGGTGATCACGGACTGCCGCTTCCAGGACGAGGCCGCGATGGTCCGCGAGTTGGGCGGCCAGATATGGCAGGTCACGCGCCCAGGCGTCTCGGCTGGCGCTACAGGCCACGTCAGCGACACGGATGGCAGCCAGTTCAACCCCGACCGCGTGATCGCCAACCATGGATCGCTCAAGGCCCTGCAGCTGGCGCTGCGCGATGTGATGCGGGAGGTCCAGTGAGGATCGAACTCCCATGGCCACCGAAGGAGCTGTCGCCGAACGCCCGCCTGCACTGGGCGCGCCTGGCCAAGGCCAAGAAGAACTACCGCCACGCCTGTGCATACGCCGCTGTGCAGCAGGGCGTGCGCCGCATGCATACCCAGAAGCTGCACCTGGCGCTTACGTTCCATGCCCCTACCCGCCGCGCCTACGACCTCGACAACGCCCTGGCGCGCATGAAAGCAGGCCTGGACGGACTGGCGGACGTGCTGGGTGTGGACGACAAGCACTGGAGCCTGAGCATCACGCGGGGCGAGACGCCTGGAGGCCGTGTCGTAGTGGAGGTCTCCCCATGCTGAACAAGCTGAACGACCGCGAGCGCGAGCACCTGGCCGCAGTGAAAGAGCTGCCCTGCAGCGTGTGCGATGCCCCGAGCCCGAGCGAGGCGCACCACGTCAAGCAGAACCGCCAGTACGTGTGCATCGCGCTGTGCGAGAGCTGCCACCGTGGCGCGCTGCTGGGGCTACACGGACAACGCCGCTCCTGGGCAATCCGAAAGATGGACGAAATGGACGCGCTGAACGTGACGGTGCAGCGCCTGCTTGGAAACTGAGGAGATCACGATGAGCGAAGCACCAACGACGCAAGAGCGGTACGCCGCAGCCACCCACTCCAGCAACCTGCGTTCCAGCGCTGACACGGTGGGTGACGCCGACTATTTGGGCGCGGCAGGCCTGACGAGTGCGGAATTCGGCAAGGCACTGATCCGCCTGCAGGCCGAGTGGGACTCATCCACCAAACGCGTCCCAAGGAGGCCGACTCGTCGTGACGTTGCAATTGCTGCCCAGCGCGCACTGGGTAATGGGATCACCAAGGTGACGAAGCAGTCCAGCGACGAGGCGCGCGAGCGACTGATGGCGGTGTATCGCGGCGAGGTGGCCATGCTGTCTGCGTCCCTGCGCTCGCTTGGTGCGGTCCGACTGCACCTGTCGATCAAGCTGTGTCTGGATGGCTTGAGCGATGACGCCGTCATCCAGATCATCTTCGGCTGGCTGGCGCATGTCTGTCCCTTCTGCCAGGGGCGGAAGTTGCAGCTCCAGAAGTGGAGTGATACAGACCTGTCCGACCAGGTGTGTGGCGGATGCGGCGGGACCGGGGAGCGGCCGGCGATGGATGACGTGGAGCGTTCGGCGCGCATCTACATGAGTGAGTGCATAGGCCACGCGCGTCAGGGGATCAAGAGAAAAACGCAGCGACTCAATTGACGCGGCGACTTTGCCGTGTAGAATTGCGACTATCGGTTCGCAAGGAAACATCCTGTTAGCCGGTGTCGCCTTCAAGACGTTCCGGTGCGCGCCCGTAGTGCCATCGGTTAGCCGCAGATGGATCGACACGCCCAAAGCCCGCCAGCGCTGCTCGCGGGCTTTTCTGTTTCCGCCCTGAGCCAGTCGGGGTGCGCGCTGTGGACTGAGCGTGCAGGGTTCTCCACCGTGAGCTGCCACGGTGCTGGCTGCGAAGCGAACGGCACATCCCCAGCGGCTTCGCGCCGTAAGTCCGATGGGGAACCATTTCCGCCGCCACCAGGTGC